CGGAGCTGACGGCTGGTCTGCGCAAGCTGTTGGAGAGCAAGGACTGTTTCGTGAGGGCTGCGCTCGGCTGACTTCGAGCCGGGTCGGATAGCGCCACGTTTCTGTTACCGTTGGCCGAAACGGCTCGACATCGGCACCTTCGCCTATCGACGCGAACACCCCGGCACATCGACACGACGCCGGCACCCTCGCCTATCGACGCGACCACCCCGATCACTCGCAAGGAGCTTCCGTGTTTCTTGTGAATGGGAGTGGGTGGCCGGTATGGCCGAAAACGTTTACCTCAAAGCGCTGCGGGAGCAGTACGACGCGCTCAAGAAAAGCATTGAAGGGCTGCAGATCCGTGCCGCCGAAGCCCATCGGGATCTGACGAACGAAGAGTTGCGGTCGGTTGTCGAGCAGGGCGAGAAGGCCAAGGCACTTTTCACGCAGATCGAGGACCTTTCCGAGATCGAGCTGCGCAACGCCAAGGTTGAGGCGATGGGGGCTAAGGTCCTCGCGGCGCTGACCGGCAACCGCACAGACGACGGCGGCACCGGCGACGGCGGCACCGGCGGCGACGGGACCGATGACGGTACCCGGTCGGTGAAGCTGGGCGGTGCCAAGACTCAGGACCGTGACCCGGGCCTGTACACCCGCGGGTCGGAATACTCGTTCGTCGGTGACCAGTACCGTGCGGCGAGGATGGGCGAGACCGCGGCGGCTGAGCGGCTGGTCAAACATTCGCGCATCCTGGTCGACCTGGCCCGTAGTGACGTGCACCTGCGTGATGTGCTCGGCGCGGGTGCTACCACATTCGGTGCGGGCCTGGTGCCGCCGGTGTGGCTGGCCGAACAGTTCGCGCCCGTGTTGCACCGCAAGCTGCGGGTGGCGTCGGTGTTGCGGCAGGTTCCGTGGGCCGGCCCGTTTGCCTGGTCGATCCCGGTGGCCGGTACGGTCGCCAAGACCTCGACCGTCGCTGAGGGTGTCAACACCACAGAGACGGACCCGGCGTACGCGATCCTGACCGTCACCCCGAAGCCCATCATGGGCTACACCGAGGTTTCCCGGCAGATGCTGGAAGCCTCGAACCCGGCTGTGGATGCCATCATCTGGGGCGACCTGACCGGCGATTTCTACGACAACGCCGAGTTGGAGTGCATCACCGCGCTCAACGGGCAGGCCAACGTCAACACTGCGACCGTGTCTGCCGGGGTGCTCACGACCACCGACATCGCGTTGCAGCGCGCCGGCCTGCTCGACGGTATCGCCGCGATCTCCGACGCGCCCGCGGGTGATGCCGACTTCTTTGTCGGGCGCACCGCCAGGTGGACGACGTACCTCAAGTTCACCGACACCACCGGCCGGCCGCTCATCCTGGCGCAGGCCTACAACCCGTCCAACGCGATCGGTCAGGGCGGTGCCACGCAAGGGTTCCGGTCCCCGATCCAGGGCACGTTGGAAAACCTGGAGGTCGTGACGTCGCCGTCGGTGGCGGCTTCGACCGGGTTCATCATCAACTCGCAGGAGCACCTGTTCTCCATCTCCCCGCCGATGCAATTCCAGTTCGACCAGCCGGCCGGGCCTGCCCTGATCCGGGTCGGTATCTGGGGCTACGAGGCGGTCACGTTCGGCCGCAGGCCCAAGGCAGTCACGAAAATCACCTACTCCGGTAGCTGATCGCGGAACTCCCGTTTCGTGGTGCGAGAGGAGAGTCCCGCACCACGAAACGGGCCTAAGGACTCTCCAACGAAAGGGACAGCGTTCAATGGCCGAGACAGGTACAGGTGACGGCATTGTGCAGGTGGCGTACCTGCACAACGAGCACGTCAGCCATTCGTGGGTTGAGTCGATGCGGCGGATGCGCAAACACGACCAGGCCGCCGGGTGTCGGATCGCCGGAGACCCGTTGAACCTGCGCTGCGGTGCGGGCATGGTGGCGCAGACCCGCAACTACGGCGCCCGGCTGTTCCTCGACAAGACGGCCCACGAGTGGCTGCTGTGGATCGACACCGACATGGGTTTCGAAGCCGACGCGGTACACAGGCTGTTGGATGTCGCGGACCCGGCGCAACGGCCGGTGGTGGGCGCACTGTGCTTCGCCTTCATGGAATCCGCCTACGACGGGATGGGCGGATGGCGGCGCACCATCGTGCCCACGATGTACAAACTCGGCACCACTGTGGACACCGGCCAGGCGTCGTTTTGCTACTACGGGGAGTACCCCGATGACACGGTGGTGCAGGTCGCCGCCACGGGTGGCGCGTTCCTGCTCGTTCACCGCAGTGTCCTGGAGAAGTTGCGCGCCGAACACGGCGACCACTGGTTTGACCAGCTGTACGACCACGCCGGAGACGTCATCGGTGAGGACATCGCGTTCTGCGGGCGGGTGTTGAACGCTGGCGTGATCCCGGTGGTGCACACCGGTGTGAAGACCACGCACCACAAAGAAGTGTGGCTGTCCGAAGGCGACTACATGCTGCAGCAGGCGGTCACGGTCGAAGAGGTGCATCCCGAGCTGCGGCCGCACATCGACCTGGGTGCGACGTTCGCCACGCTGGTGACGAACGCACACGACCAGGCCGGCATGCTGAAGCTGCCCGCAGACCTCGACAGGTACGCGCAGATCATCGACGCCACCAAGCCAGAGGTGATCGTCGAGACCGGTACACGTACCGGAGCGTCGGCCCGGTGGTTCGCCGAACGCGGCCTCGCCGTCATCACCATCGACGTCAGCCACGACGCGTTCGTTGGCGGCTTCCGTGGCGAGGATGACGTGACGATGGTCCTCGGCGACTCCGCGGACCCTGACGTGGCCGCGCGGGTGGCCGCGCGGGTCGCCGGACGGCGCTGCATGGTGTCGCTGGACGCCGACCACTCCGCCGCCCACGTCGCGAAGGAAATCGGCCTGTACGGGCCGCTGGTGTCGCCCGGCTGCTACCTGGTGGTGGAAGACGGCATCTTCGGCCACGCCCCGCAGCAGCTACGTGACAAGCACTTCCCGGCCGGTCTGGACGGCTCGCCGCTTGACGCGATCGCCGAACACCTCCACAACAACCCGGCATGGTCGCGGGACATCGCGATCGAACGCATGTCGCCGACCTCGCACCACCCATCCGGCTGGTGGATCCGCAATGGCTGACCTTGCCATCATCACCCCGACCCGCGGACGGCCGCGACAGTTCGCAGACCTGGTCGAAACGGTCCACGCGACCGCGGCCGGGACGGTGGAGATCTGGGCCGGGATGGACGACGACGACCACGCAGACTACGCCGAAGCCCTCGGTCTGGCCGACGTCCTACGCGGCCCGCGGCGCTCGCTGTCCGGGTGGACCAACCATCTCGCTACTCAGGCACTCAGTAGCGAGAACCCGCCGCGCTACCTCGCGTCGCTGGGCGATGACCACCGGCCCCGCACCCCTGGCTGGGACCGCATCCTCATCGACGCTATCGGGGGCTTGCCCGGCGGGTTCGGTTTCGCCTACGGCAACGACCTGTTCCAAGGCGCCAACATGCCCACGGCGTGGGTTGTGTCCGCTGATGTGGTGCGGGCGCTGGGCTGGATGATGTTGCCGGGCTGTGCCCACATGTATGTCGACAACGCGGTCCTGGAGTTGGGCCGGGCGGCTGGGCGGATCGTGTACCGGCCCGACGTCATCATCGAGCACGTCCACCCTGTGGCAGGCAAAGCGGCCTGGGATGACTCCTACCGCGAGTCCAACGCCCCCGACCGGTACGCCACCGACCGGGCTGCGTTTGGGGCGTGGCGGGCGTCTGGGCTGGCTACCGACGCGGCGAAGTTGGCAGCGCTGCCCGCGCCCGCCGTGCGGGAGGTAGGCCAATGGCGCTGATGCGGGTAGCGGTGACATCGGCGGTGACGCTGTCACACACGTTTGCTGTGGACGGGTCGGCGCTTGACGCGGCCGGCGCGGTGACTGTGGCTGTGAAACGGCTCGACGGCACCGCTGTCACAGCAGGCACCGCCAGCCAGGGAACACCCGCGGATGGTATCTACACGTTCGCGCTACCGGCACAGGCCACATTAGACACCTTGACCGTCGACTGGACGGGCACATTCGGCGGCGCCGCGTTCACCGGCCGCGACTTCGTTGAAGTTGTGGGCGGGTTCCTGTTCGGCCTGCCGGAGGCATACGCGATGCGGCCTGTGTTGGACCCAGTCAAATATCCGGTGGCCACGGTGGCGAGGAAACGCATCGAGGTCGAGCAGGAGTGCGAACAGATCTGCGGGCAAGCGTTCGTGCCGCGCTTCGCCCGGGTCGCACTGTCGGGGCGCGGCATTGCCCGGTTGGTGATTCCGCGTAGCGAAACCGGTGGCCATACGATGCTGCGCACCCTGCGGTCTATCACAGTGTCTGGGGTGGCGTGGTCGGCGCCGGACGTGGCCGCAGTCGGGTTCACCGATACCGGTGTCTTGACACGGCCGGGCGGTGCGATGTGGCCGGTCGGGTTCCGCAACATCGTCGTCGAATATGAGCACGGTCTGGACTATCCCCCCGACGAGGTCAGTACAGCGGGCATTGTGCGGCTGCGTTCGAAGCTGGGCCTGGGTGACACGTCGGTGCCGTACCGTGCACTGTCGTTCACCGCTGCGGAGGGCGGCACCTACCGGCTGTCGACACCTGCAGCGGACCGCACCGGCATCCCTGATGTTGACGCCGTCTACGCCCGGCACCCGGGTCCGAAACGGACGGTGTTCGCCTGATGCCCACCACCAATGCGACCACGGGTAAGAAGGCGCTGATTGACCTGTTGAAGGCGCAGGCGGCACCGGCCGGGCTGTTGGACGGGGTTGAAGTGCACTACGCCTACAACGGCAACGTGGGGGCACGGTCGGTGTATGGCGGCGGGTGGCGGATGACGGCCGAGGACGACGTTGCCGAAACCCCGGGTGTGCTCGTGGTGGAGACCGTGTTCTACAGCCTGTATGTGCGGGTGCTGTCGCGGCCGGCGTGCGACGTGGAGGAAACCGATCTGGTCGCCGACGGTATCGCCACCGCGTTGGGTGCGGTGTTGAAGGCAAACCCGCGGCTGGCCGGCGGTCTGTCCATCACCGGCATTTATGCCGGGCAGGGCGACTACTCGCGCACCGATGACGAAACCACGTCCGTGCACGGCTACGAGGTGCGTACGACGTCACGTCTGAGTTGGGGGTGAGCCGTGCCTGATGTGCGGGTTGTGGTCGACAAGGTTGCTGTCGGCGGTTTCATGCGCGGCCCCGAAGTGAAGGCGCTCCTGATGGAGGCGGCGGGGCCGCCCACGGGGCGGGCGCAGGCTGCCGCACCCAAACGCACAGGGGAGGGTGCGGCGTCGATCCAGGCAAAGCCGCGTATCGACCACGGCGAGCAGACGGTACGGGTCGCCTGGGATCGGATCCACTTCTACATGTTCTTCCAGGAGCGCGGCACCAAGTACATCGACGCGCGTCCGTTCCTGGTGCCCAGTCTGACGATGTGAGGGAGGACAACACGATGGCGATGGCCATGACCGCCGATGAGCTGCAAGCGGTGTTCGACAACGACCCCGAGCTGCAGGCGCAAATCGCGGCGCAGATGCACGAGTACGGCCACTATGTGGCCAACCAGCGGATCTACGCAGGCAACGCCCTCGCCTACGCGCCGGGGCATCAGGTGCCCATATCCAATGTGGTCAAACACGGCTACTTGCTCAACCGCCAGGTGGATTTGGTCGAGGGCAAGGAGCATCCGCCGGAGGTGGCCGCG